GACAATGGCGTAACGTGGAACTACTTGTCTACAGTGGTAAGCGGTGATACTCTAACTGGACTCTATCAATTAGCTAGTGGAGATATATTAGCTTATCGTTATGGAAGTATATACAGGTCTACTAATAATGGAGCAACATGGGGATCTGCTCTTGCCGCAGGTGATGGAACTTCCGTCACAGATATAACCCAACTAGCTAATGGCGATATATTAATATTGACCGCTGGGAAAAAAATATACAAATCTACTAATAACGGATTAACATGGGCTTACATTGGTTTAGTTACTAATGAGAATACAACAATGGACGAGATAACTCAACTATCTAACGGAGACGTGGTTGCGACTACTAGCGAGAAGATTCATAAGTCTCTTGATGGTGGAGCAACATGGGACACTGGAACAATTTTAGCACTTACTAACGAAAGCCTTCTGAGTATATGTCAATTAGCCGATAATCGCATATTGATAGGTACTAATACAAGGCTGTTGTTCGGGACTATGCCTACGCCAGCACCCGATGGCTACTTTAACAGAGGAGCTTTAGAATTTACCGCTGGTAAAAATACTGGATTGAGAGTAAGCGTGAAAAACTTTACTTCTGATGGAATAGAGCTATCAGCCCCAATGCCTTTTGATGTCAATACAAACGAAACTTTCTTTATATATGCTGGCTGTGATAAGACTATAGAGATGTGTACGACTAAATTCAACAATTTAAGTAATATAAGAACTTTTAAATACATTCCAATGCCCGAAACCGCAAGTCCTTAGCCACAAGTGCTATAATAATGGAATGGATATAAGAGAAAAGATAATTGAAGAAGCGAAGACTTGGCTTAATACGCCATATCATCACAAAGCCTCTGTAAAAGGGGCTGGCGTTGATTGCGGTATGCTTTTAATTAAAGTATACGGTGAAGTTCTAGGATGGGATGCAGATTCCATGATTGAAGAAGCTGGAGAATATCCCGAAGATTGGGCTTTCAATCAAAGCGAAGAGCGATATTTAAAAGAAGTTCTCAAAGTAGCTTCTTTGGTGGAAACCGATAAACCAGAACCAGCCGATATAATTGTGTACAAATGGGGCAAGTGCGTTGCACATGGGGCTATAGTGATTGATTATCCTACTATAATTCATTCATTCAAGCCCTATGGCTGTGTCTGCTTAGACGATACCGAACGAGAATTTTTAAAGAAAAGAATTTTCGCTGTGTATAGATTGAAGGGGATATAGTCTTGGGGTTTTTGTTTAGAAAGAAAAAGAGTATAATTAATGAAGAGCCTCGTATAAACGCATTGCGTTATCAGCAGTCCACTTATGGTGTAGCTATTCCTATTTTGTTTGGTACTGATAGGCTTTCATCTAACTTAATAGATTATGTAGATTTTACTCAAATTCCTCATACTACTACTGAAAAGCAAGGTGGTAAAGGCGGAGGTGGGGTTAAAACTACTAATACCACTTGGAGTTATAAAGCTGCGGTTGCTATGGCTATATGTGAAGGCACAATAGAATCTATAGGCAAAGTATGGCAAGATAAAAGTAATACGTCCTTATCTGCTTTAGGAATGACGTTATTAAATGGCAGTTCAACTCAAGCCCCATGGTCGTACATGTCCACAAAACATTTAGACCATGCTTTGGCGTATAGAAATACTGGATATGTAGCTGGATATATAGACTTAAACAGTGGTGGAGAAATTCCACAAATGACTTTTGAAACTAAGTGCTTGAAGGCAGACGAAGGAGCTACCAGTAACGGCACAGACATACTTCCTTCTGCTATAATCAGCTTGCTTGCTTCAAGTCCTAAATATGGAGCAGGGTTAAATATTTCTGCTATCGGAGACTTTACGGCTTATAATTCATACTGTAATGACAATAGTTTATTTCTTTCAATGAGTGTGATTGAAGCAAGATCAGCTAAAGAGATAATTGAAGAGGTAGCTATGGCTACTAATTCAACTCCTATTTGGGATGGTTCTAAAATAAAAATGATTCCTTATGCTGATAACCAGACACCAATATACGATATAACTTATGACGATATTGTTTTTGAAGAAGAAGATGATGATATTATCCAGATACAAAGAATACCACAAAGCGATTTATACAATTCAGTCAAAGTCGAATTTTTGGATAGAAGTAATGACTACAACATAGATGTAGCAGAAGAAAAAGATCAGGCAAATATAGATGTTTTTGGTTTAAGATCCGCAGAGCCTTTAAAAATAAACTGTGTCAAAAGTAAAATTCTAGCCCACAAAATAGCAAGAACTATCATGCAAAAGCAATTATATACTAGAAATAGATTTGTTTTTAAGCTTGGTTACAGACATTTATTGTTAGATGTAGCCGACATAGTAACAATCACTTCCGAGGATCATTACTTAGATAAATATCCAGTAAGAATATTGGATATAGCTATAGATAAAAGTAAAGAAGTTATAGCTATAACGGCAGAGGACTATATCACTGGGATATACAGTTATGTGGCTTCTAATACCGAAACCATAAGCAGAACAAACATTGACACTAATATTGCGTCTGGAAGTGTTGAACAGTACAAAATGTTTGAACCTATATTTGAAATAAGTAAAACTAGCCAACTTCAAATTTGGGGAGCTGTTAGTAGTTCTAACCCCAATTGGGGCGGTTGCAGAATTTGGGCTTCATGGGATAATACAACATTCAAACTTGTTCAGACCTTCGAGGGGCGTTCCTCTCTAGGCTCGCTATCGAATCTTTTTAACTCTGGAGGTGCTTTAGATACCACTAATATCTGCAAAGTTAATACCGCTATATCAAAAAGAGAACTTTACTCAAGTTCAGACGCAGATTTTGCAAACAATGAGAATTTATGCCTCGTAGAGGATGAATATATCTGCTTTAAAACCGCATCACTTATTTCTTTGTACAACTACGACTTAACTCATATTAGTAGAGGACTGTACGGTTCTGTCATTCAAGCACATAATGCAAGTGCTTCATTCTTAAAAATAGACACACAGGCTCTTTTCAAAGAATCTTTTACTGCTGACAAGGTAGGACAAACCTTATACCTTAAATTTACATCATTCAATACTTTTGGAGGAGCTGAAGAAACCCTTGATGTTGTTAATTCAATTCCTTATGTAATCAAAGGATCTGCCCTCCTCACCAGTCCTAGTAGTATTCAATCTCTTTATTACACATATAAGGACAATAACGCTGTTCTAGCTTGGCAACCTGTAGTTGACTCTAGGTTAATATCTTACGAAGTTAGGGTTGGAGCTGATTATAACTCTTCTGCTTTGGTTGGCAGAACGTCTTCTGCCGAGTTTAATGTAACAGAGGCAGGAACTTACTGGGTTAACCCTTATTATGATGGAGTTTATGCAACTATTCCTAAATCAGTAGTTGTAGCCGACTCAAATTTAGCTGTATCTCTAAGTGTTGACTACGATGAAGCCACTTATAGCTTTAATGGAGCATTAGAAGGTTCAATAGCTTCTATAGATGGAACTATAAAGCTAGTAAATGGCGATTTAATAGATTCTATTACTGCTAATATTGACTCTTGGAATACTTTAGATCATCACAATGGGCTAACTGCTCTAACTGGGACTTATTATATTAATCCTTCTCGAATTTACGATTTTACTACAGCTAGAAATTGTATAATAAATGCAGGATTTAAAGCCTTAGCTAAATATACAAACGGCACAAATACAGACTTAAAGCTAGTCGGCTGTAAAATTCAAATGAATATAATGAACAACTCTGACGTCTGGCTTGGTTGGCAGGATTTTTACGCTGGTAGATATTTAGGTAAAAAATTCAACTTCCGAGTAATCCTCACAAGCTCACAAAACGATGTTACAATAGTTGTAAGTAACTTTAAATATTATATAGAGGCTTTGTAAATGATTGATGAACTTACTAATGTTAATGGAGCTACGACTAGAACAAAGATAAACGAAATAATCACAGCTTCTAACACTCATAACCACGATGGCGTTTACGCTTCTAACACTCATAACCACGATGGCGTTTACGCTTCTAACACTCATAACCACGATGGCGTTTACGCTAAATGGAGAGGTTTTGGCACTGTTACTCCTTCCGATCCAGTAGAAGGCGATATGTGGAACGATACCACCGCAGGGAATGTCGTAAAAGTTTATACTAATAGTATTTGGGTAGCTCTAAATTAATAAGGACTTAAATATGGCTGTTGTAGTTGACGATAAAATCATTTGGAGCATAGGACAATTTTTTATTACGTCTGGCATTTTGGCATTTGTTGCTAATATGTGGGTAGATAAGCGAATAGAAGAGAAGTCTAAAAGCTTTGTAACTGAAAGAATATGTAGTTTAAACCATCAACCTATAACATCAATGAAGGAAGAGTTAAAAGTTTTGAATACGTCCATACATGCCATAGTAACGAGCATGAAAGTTATGGAAAGAACGGTTCAAATTTATTTTAAAATAAAAGAAGAGGATAAAAATGAGAATTAGCGAAAATGGGATGAAAATTTTAAAGAACTTTGAAGGCTTGAGGCTAGAAGCCTACCTTTGTTCTGCTAGAGTCCCGACTATCGGATACGGTTCAACTAAAAACGTCCATCTCGGTATGACTATAACTCAAGTAGAAGCAGATAGATTGTTCAAAAAAGATTTGATGCCCTTTGAGCAAGCCATAAACTCATGTGTTGCAGTTCCCTTAACCCAAAATCAATACGATACCCTTGTTAGCTTCGCCTATAATTTAGGGACAGGAGCTTTAAAGAAATCAACATTACTAAAAGTTTTAAACGCTGGGAATTACGATTTAGTACCAGCCCAATTACTTAGATTTATTTGGGCTGGCGGAACTAAAAGCCAAGGACTCCTAAATCGGAGAAGAGCAGAAGTTAGACTCTGGAAAACAAAATAGAGGTTATCATGATAAATAATTTAGTTTTTGAAGGGGGCGTTGTTCTTGGTACTGCTTATGCAGGGGCTTTATTGGAATTAGAAAATAGAGGCTTATTCAAGAATATAACAAAAGTTGCAGGCACTTCGGCTGGAGCTATAACGGCTTTTGTGGTTGCTTTTGGCTATTCTCCTAAAGAGATAACTGAATTGTTTATAGAGATGAACTTTAAGAAATTTGTCAATGATAACATTTTCCAAGAATTAGATTTCTTGAGAAAATTCGGACTTCACAATGGAGTGAATTTTAAAAAATGGACGGCAAAACTAGCAGAGGAAAGATCATTGGGCTTCGGTTCTGGGATAACTTTTGCTCAACATCATAGTCTAGTAAAAGAATTTTCAAGATATAAAGATTTATTTATAATTGGAACAAATCTAAACTGCAAGCGAGAAGAAATTTATAGCTATAAAACAACTCCGAATATGTCAATCGTAGATGCTGTAAGAATTTCGATGAGTGTTCCTCTGTTTTTTGAGTCAGTGATTGATAATAGAGATGGAAAGCCTACATATTTAGTTGATGGTGGGTGTCTATGGAATTATCCTGTCAATGTGTTCGACAAGGAAGATTCTAAAGAATCTACGCTGGGCTTCAGATTAGGGGTTCAAGATAAAGCTGCATATAGTAGCAATGCTGAATATCAAAATATAAAAGGCTTAAAGCAGTATCTGTCTACTGTATTGGAGATGTTGATACAAAAAGCGAATGAAAGACATTTAGATAAAGATGATTTTACGAGAACGATTTTTATAGACACCAAAAACCTCGATGCTTTTGATTTCGGAATGTCCAAAAAAAACAAAAATATCTTAATTGAACAAGGTCGACTCAATACTATAGAATATTTCGCAAATCAGACAAGTCTAAAGCCCCAATAAGGGGCTTTAATCTTTATTTATATACCAAAGTAAGTAAATTAGTTTAGAACGGTACTTCATCCTCTCCAATGAGGTCAGTATCCTGTGCTGGCTTCTTGGTATCTACACCGTTAATACAGAAATCATCGTCATCTTCCAAGTCGGCACATTCTGGGATAGTTGAATCTTGAGTGCTGTCTACTCTACCACCAGCAAATGCCACCTTATTGGCTGTTACGGTAAAGCTTTCTTTCATCTCTCCTTCATTTTGCTTGTCTTCGTACATACTTTGAGTCAAAACGCCTATTATGCTTACAACAGTGCTTTCTTTCACGTTGTTTATGCAGAAACCAGTTGTGTTTTTCTTCATATTGTCTGCTGACTCATATGAATCAAGAGAAGCTACATAAAGATTGACATAATCTTTCTTCTTGTCTTTCCCTGCATAATGCCCGAAACTAGTTCCAAAAGTAGCTTTGATTAGATGTTTATCCTCAAATACTTTTTCTTCAACGGCAGGCTTGCCATTGAAACCTTTGGAAACATAACCATTATATTGAATCATTAAACTCGGTTCGTCAGTCATAATTTTAGCTTTTCCGAATTTAGCAATCTCTATTTTAATGTATTTGCCGACTCTTTTATTTATAACTTTACCATCGTACTCAATAACTTTAATAACATCATAAATAAGAGCTTGTTTTATTTCTAGCTGTCTACCTATTAAACAATCTAAGCCTTTTTCAGAAGCAGCAGTTTTTAACATGATAGCAAGTTTGCCTTGCGGTATTCTTAAAGTGAAAGTGCTTATTTTCTCTTTTTCTCCAGACTTATTAGTCTTATAGGTAATCGCTTGAACTGCGACATAATCTAAAGCTTGTTCTGTTTTAGTCGTAACCACTTCGCCTTTTTTGTTTACAGGCTTTCCGTCAATTTTCTTGCCTACGAATTTTAGGTTACCAGATATTTCCACGATTCCAGTAATGTTCATTAAGTTGACTCCTTTTTCTATTCTACTATTCTACAATCAAACGCTCTCTTTAGTCCTATTACTAAACGAGCAGAGATTGGGTTTTCACTATAAAGCTTCATTAATTCAACTAACTCTTGAATCGTAACATGTAATCTATAGTTTTTGTCAGGAATTGCAGGTTTGAAACTTGGATTAGGTATTAATATAATAACTTTACCAAAAGCTTCTTGGTGTTCGGGGAAGGTTAAGAACCGAGAAGGCTGTTCTAGTTTCCCAATCATGGCTAAATTAATGTCGTTTAGCATTTGTTTTTTGCTTATATTCACTATCTTCTTAGCCATGATGTTATACTACCTGTATCCTTTTCTATTCTTACTCGACTTCTAGCTCTCGAAAGAGGGCTTTTTCTTTAGAAATCAATGCCTTTTTCTGCTTGAATACCCTTTTGGTAGCGGTGTATAGGCGATTCAACTACAGTGTGATCGGTCGCTACGTCTATTAAGTTAGAATCTGGGTTTCTACCTGTAAGAATAAAAATTTTATCGGGATATTTGGCGATATATCTCATTATAGAAAAGACATCAATCAACTTTTTCTCTATCGCAAAGTTTATTTCATCAAGAATTATAACGTCATAATCGCTACCCCTCTTGATTAGTAAGTCTATACCTTTTTGAGTCTCTACTCCATCAAGTATGTTTGGCTCGCCTACAAATGTTTTTCTTCCAAAATTCTGAAAGTAAAATTGATGAAATTCAAAGCTGTAATAAAGCCGCATCAAGCCTTTAAATAATATATGCTCGCTTGAAGCTTGTCCTTTGCAGAATTGGATGAATAAGACGCTTTTGTCCGCCCCTAACGCCCTCATTGCTGAACCTATAGCTATTCTTGTTTTCCCAGCACCGTTACCGCTATATATTTGGAGCATTTAATCACCCACCTCTTTAGTCATCTCTGAAGCATGATGAGTATATTCAAAGTTCTTACTTCTCTTAGTAGCATAAGCCATGTGTAATCTGCATAAACAAGCTGCTTTGTGATTGTCTTGCGTATCGCCAGACAGGAGGGAAATAAGATGTATAAGTGCGTGATTGATATGTTCTTCTTGAGGGATTAAACGCCAGTTGTTGGCTTCGTAACCTTTTTCTACCCCGAATTGCATGCGTTTGCCGATGATGAATAAGATGATAGTCCATCTCCTAGCCAGAATACAGCGTCTATTAGCTCTTCTTTATCTGCTTTAGTCATAAAAGCCATAATTTGAAAAAGAGTCATTAATTCTTTCTCTTCGGTACGGTACTCTTGTCTTTCAAACAATCTTGATTTCTCTGTTAAATTATAAAGAAACGTAGGATCGACCAAATGCAAAGCCGCTGGACTCTTGCTTTGTCTACCACCGTTGGCGTTTGTTACTATTTCTGCGTCATCACCTACGCCATCAATTACTACTCTTTTTGGTTCAGATTTATTATTAAAGATATTTTCCTCGCAATGTTTCAATCTATGCCTCTTTTCCTATCTTAATTACTTCTGCTGTACGCTTGTTTTTGACGTGCAAGCAAGGTATATTTAATTCGTAAAACGTATCTATGACTGAATCATCGTCATCTATAATTAATCTAACATCGTAATGCGGTTCGATTTCTTTGTGATAAATAACTTTTTTCAGCTCACCCAGCGGTGTACCATCGTATTTTTTCACCATCAACATAGTTAAAGAACTGTGAACATAATTAAGTCTGAACCAAGCCTCTGTCAACGCCCTGTCTTTTTCTAATCTGCCAGTGAGAAGGATAACTTTGTAACCCCACTCCATGTAAGCGCTAAGCAGAAGTTTAATTTCTGGGTTAATTACATCTTTATTGCCTTTGTCTTTGTATATCTTAGAGAAATCGCCCTTGTATTTTTTATAGTGCTTGTAAGCCCATGAGCTGTCTATGAGGGTGTTGTCTAGGTCTAATATCACGGCTTTCTGTTTATCTGTCTCCATGTTTCATCCTTCCGTAAAGTGCTATTAAGGCGGCTTGTGCGATACCATCGGCATCTTTTCTTTTCATGTCTATCATTGTTTTGAGTTGAGGGAATAAGTGAATCGCTTTTACTATCGAATCCATTTTTATAGAACTTAAATTGTACAGACTGAGCCAAGTCCTAGAATCAACTTCTATATATTTGATATTAAAGTCTGTAAAGGCTTGTTCATACCATCCGTAATTTTTCCCGAAAGTAAAAGCCCCTTGGTTTGAATCTCTCGGCATTGAGTGGACTTTTTCTATGGTAGTAAAGGCATTGCTGTAAGTTGAACACATATACTTGATATCTTCTCTATTGGGGCTACGCTTTACTTCTACTATCTGCTTGCCCTCGATAACTACTATACAGCCATGCTTTCCACAATCAGCCCCCATAAACTGCATTAATGTAATCTCTTGTAGAAAATTAAATTTAACATTAAATCGCAATCTGGATTAGGTTCTGAAAAATAAACGCTTTCAACTCTGTATAATGATTTAGTTACAGCTCTTTCAACTACAATGAAGTCTCCTGCATTTGGTTTAGCGTTATATTCCTTGATACAATTATCAAAGCTCTCGCTGCTTTCTAAGCTTTTTAATAGACATTTAACCATATTTTACACCTTTACTTAAATTGTGAATAATTTTTCGACACTGTCCTTGCTTGTTCTCCCTGTGTCTCCATTTGTAGATAAACTACTTTTGACTTCTTTGCTCCACACGCATATAAAATCTTCGGGGGCGTTGTATTCTGAAACAAAAATCTTATGCCCTTGTCTTTTCATACACCTACACCAAGTCCAAAACCGTTCATAATTAAAACTCTTTGACATACCATATGTTGTAGTCCCAAAATAAGGAATGTCGCAATAAATAATACTGTGTTGAGGAATATTAATCTCGTCATAACAGCCATGCACAAACTCGACATTTAACAATTTTGGTAATTGCTTAGTCGTATTCCGAAAAGCTTCTGCTTGGTAGTCTCTCTCTTTTCCTAGCTTAGTTTTAACGACTCCAGCGTAGCCTGCAAAAAACCTACCGCAATAAGACAAGTTAAATCCCACATACCCCACCAAAAAAGAATCAAAGGCATCTTTATTTTTTTTAATATCACTATATTCTTCCTTAGTTACATCTGGAGGAATCCACCCTTGCTGTAGTGCTAGCCACATATCAATTAAGTATTTATTATTATCTCCTGCTATCCTTTTGCTATGGCTTACTTTGTCAATTAAATTACATCCTCCACAAAAAGGTTCGACATACCATTGATCCACCTTTATGTCTTTTAATATAATAGGCAGTATCTCTTTTGCTATTCTGTTCTTTGAACCCATATACTTCATACTTTACACCTTCTTTATAACGATAGTAAATCTATATTGCCAGTCTTGGCGGAAGCCATATCAGCCAAGAACACTATCCAAGCCTCTGGAGTCTTAGGGGTTTGTTCAGCCCCCCACTCAATTAGCCCATGGTGTGATTCTATTACATGGGCTAATTGTGGAAACTCCCCCTTTTTCGCCCATTCCCATCCAGCTCTCAGGTGATTTTTATTCAAATCCTGCCAGTCTTGATCTATGCTAAATACCCCTGTCTCTTTATCTCTCTTGTATTCCTTCATCTTAAATATATCGTGTAAAATTCCTCCAGCCATACATAAATCAAAACTGACAGGCTTACCAATACTTTGGGTGTAGCCCACTAGATAGAAAACGGCTTGAGATACTTCGTAGGTGTGTTGTAGTAGCCCTCCCTCATAAGCATGGTGGTGCGATAAAGCCGCAGTCCACTTCATTAACCTACCCTTAGAACCCTCGAATGTAGACAGAACAAGTTGTTTTAATTTTTCATCTTTTATCATATTGGCTAACTCAATAATTTCTGCAAAAATACGTTCTTTGTGTTCTTCAGAAATTCCGTCTATTCCCTCTTTGACCAATTCCAATTCTTTTATTTCAAAATTACCGTACTGGCTATTGTGAACAGCTTTTTTTATATTTAATATGGCATTAGTTTTAAAAATGCTCTTATCTAATTTATTTAACACGTCAGCCCAGATGACGCATTTAAAGGATTTTTTCATGGTATCCAAGTCTAATAATTCCAGCTTGAGATATTCCCCATTTTTCCCTTCTTTGACTTCTGAAAACTTAATAACAACTTGTTCTACTATATTCATTGCTCTTACCCCTTAATCATCATCATCTTCAAATAATATCGTCATCTTTTTAGCTGGCTTACTTGCTTTTATGTCTTCAGGAGTTGGTTCAGGATCTACTTCAGAAAGATCGTTGTCGGTTATTTCTGGAAGAGGAAGTTCTATGTTTTTTAGGGATTCTATCAGCATCTTGGCTTTTTGCAGGTCTCCAAAAACAGAAACATCGAGGGCTTTTATTGCAGCTATTCTTGTAATATAGTTATCAAACAGAACAGGGTTATCGGGATTGTTTTTAGACTCAAAAGCGACTTTAAGCTCTCTAAGTAAAATGGTTTTGTCGCTTACTCTTTCCACGTTTTGCTCAATAGACTCTTTGACTTTTTCTTTAATTTCTGCGGAGATTGTTTCGTCTTGAGTTACGACTTCTTTTGCTTTTTCTGCTTGTTTTGGAGTAAATTTACCGCTATCCAAACATTCTAATTCTGGAGTTTCTTTTGCAGTCGGTACGGTTGAAACCTTTTGATTGATAGTTTTTCTAGGTTTTTTCACTGCGGTTTCTATGACCACTTCTGGTGTATTTACTTGTACTGTTTCCACCACAACGTCTATGACTGTCTCGTCTTCATCAAACATGGTGTCGCTGTCTCTCAAATCACTGGCTAGCTTGCTGTTTATGTCTTGCTCTTGAGCCTTAATACCTAGGAACTTGCAGAACTTTTTAATACCTGTTTTTATAGACATTGCTTGAAAGTCAGATGCACATGTACCCTTCCATTCGCCTAGATAAAAACCTTGTCCTTTTTTCATGTTTCTTACAAGTGAAGGCATTTTGTAGAGTTGAAATGTTATAACTTTGTTACCTTTGTTGTAGAGGACTACTAATAATCCCCAGATGGCATCTTTGCCTTCTTTTTTAGCAACATCGGAATAACAAGAGTTGTCTGATACATTGATGTTTTTGTGATTGAAGTCTTTTGTTTCGAGTGGATTTTCTTCGTAAACTAATTCTCTTTTTGGAGAAACGAAAGATTTATATTTAAATTCTTCTATTTCGCTTTTATTAACTACGAAGGTTTCTATCCTATCAGCTTCACCCTTGTAGGCATTGAGAACGATTTTCATGTCCACTCTGACATCTTTTATGAGAGTTGGAATATGTTTACCTTTTTTATTTTTGTATGGAACCCAGTGGATAAGATCGGGGGTTACACTGTGCTTCCTTAGCAGTCCTATTGTTTGATGTACGACCTTTGCCATACCTAAGCTGTCTACGTCTTTAAATGTTGCGTCCTTTTCTGCTAAAAGTTCTTGGAATGGAAGTATTTTGTGGACTACGAGATCCTCGACTTCCATCACTGTAAGTTCGTTGTTCTTGATTAATGTACTTAGAAAATCAGTGCCTAAAAGCTGTGTGGTTATCTCGCTGACGGATGCGGTTACTAATTGGGTGTTTTGGTTGAGGTTACTCAATCTCAGTCTCCTTTAACTTAATCCAACTCGTGTTAAACGTTCTTTTCGACTTTTGTTCTTCCATACACTCGGAAGATATTTTTTCATACTCGGCTGGGAATTTTGCCTTAAAAATTGTTTCGCTAAATTTTGGCTTTGCTGTCGAGGTAGTCCACTTGAGAATCAATTCTACTTTTTTGTTGCCTATTTCTCCGTTGAACTCACCAATCTCTGATTCCCCCATCATAGTCTGTAGCTCGCCTTTTAATTTGTCTTCTATTTTTTCAAGAGCTTTTCTCTCTGCTTGCACTTCAAACATTTTTTTCGTTATTTCGTAAGCAGAAGAAGGTACAAGCCTTGTTTCTTTCTTCCCGACTGGATACAGAGCTTTCAATGTATCTGTATTGTAGTATTCTGGATTTACTGGAGGTTCTACGCCTGCAAGATAGTAGTCATTCCAAAATTCAATACAATCAGCTCTTAAATCTTTAATAGTTTCTTCGTCTCTGTTTACCCAATAAAGTTTGGGATCGCAATCAAAGGAAACAGCCATTAGCCAGCGTTGTAAACCAGTAATCATCATACTCATTTGACATTGGAGATAATAATCGTCTGGAATACTCTCGGACTCCCATTCGTCTTGGTTATAAACAGAAATGTTTTTAATTTCTACTCCAATTTTTTCGCCAGAAGGCATAACTGCAAGACCATCTACATTGCAACGAAGGAAATCATGTTCGCTGTCCACACAAACAATTTTGTTGCCAGCGATGAACTTCATGTGAGGATTATGCTCGCTTAATTTTTCAAAAACTAGAGGTTCAAGATAATGCCCTCTTTTTAAGTGCCATAAAGTCGAATCTAATGGAGGTACTAGACCTTTTTTCTGTCTATAAACAAGAGTTGAACAGCCGTATTTACTCATGTTCATAATTTTGCCAGCGTCAGAAGCACCAATATAGTTAGGTCTTTCAAGTGCCATTTCTGCGTTAATTTCTTCTTTTGTTATCCCTTTGTATTCTCTGAATTTGCATTGCAAACCACTCGTGAACGAATCACGATAATTGTTTTCCAGCATCCAAGCTTCCTTTTCTTACTTAATGTTACTTCTCCAGCGATTATAAATTTTGCAACCTATACTTATGGATATAATAAATAATTGCCTCTGAGATCATTCCGCTTCGACTATGAAATCCCATTTTGTCCATTAGTTCGTCCATCTGCTGTAACTGATGAGCAGAGATAGTACAACTAAGTCGGAATGCTTCGGGTTCTGCCATCTCCATGTGAACCTGTTGAGGTGTTATCCTGTCGTAGTTCTTTAAGTAAATATAAAGAGCTTCTGCTACGATTAGAGATTGTACTTTCTTTTTGCCTCTTCTTGTAGCTTCGCTCTTTAATAGTCTGAATACAGACATCGGTAAAGTTATTGTTGTGATTGAAGTCTTCCGTCCAGTTTCCATTGGCAAATAATTCCTCTTTAAACTCTTACCTTCTTACTATATAGTATGATTATATAATATGCTAGTGGGTAGTTGTATTTTCTTTACTTTTGTTTACAGGGTTTTTACTAGCTAAACTATATATTCCACATTCTAATTTTTCTAAACACATTAGTAAGAAAACTTTACAAAAATCTTTGTTCCATTAATGGTAAAATCCTGTCTTTTAGGATGGAGTAAGAAATACCCCGAATAAATTTATCTGTTTTAAAATCTGTTCTATCATTAAAGGTTTTGGTCTTGAACGCCTCTAGCGTTTCGCCTATAATAAAAGAAGCTTCGCCTCTTGAAAGCTTGGAAAGATGAGCTGGCGTTAGGGTTAAGCAGTGTTTTAGCTTGAGATACTCATCTTTGTAGCTAAGTTTTATTTTGTTTAAAGCTTGCTCCTTTGTTATACCAGCAAACTCACTTGAATATCTCTCCATTATAACCCTTAAAATGGTTTTCTTGATTAACTTTTCACCACTAAACCATTGTTGGATTTTAGCTGATTGAGCTTCTGAAATTGGGTTCTTTAACCATTTTGCATCTGATTTGATAAGTTTTTTGGCTTTAGCTGGAAGAGCTTTATTTAAAAGCGACTCCCCTAAAGCAAGCCCCCATGTAAAACTGCAAGGCACTTCTAATTGTTTTATTCCATCCATGTAAACATTATATAAATCTTCTCCATCTGGCTTAATGTCAACTCTTATTTTACTTCCATCAGGCAAAGGTGTTTTTATATACCGATAATCTCCAAGCCCTAACCATCTAAATTTTTTATTGTCGCATGTAAAAAGATTTTTAATCGTCATGGTTAGCTCATAGCCTGTAGTTATAGCAAAACTATTAGCATTTTCCCATACTTCTTTTATTTCTTTTTCTGTTTTTTCTGCTTTTTCTTTTTTTACTGTTTCTATACTTAATTTTTTAATTTCTCTTTGTAGGATACTCCCCATATCTATAATTTTTCGAGAGCCAGAATTAGGGGAAATGTCTATAATTTTCGCAAAAACTTTGTCGGGATGTAATCGTAAAACTCTTCCTATAATTTGGGTATAAAGAGATACCGACTGAGTTGGACGTAGATTTATAAGAGCTTGCAAAAAAGGTAGATCAGTTCCTTCTGACAAGATCATACAGTTACAAAGAACTTTTATTCTACCGAACTCAAAATCCTTATATATAGTCTTGCGATCTTTTATGCCTGTGTCTGAATCTATATATGCAGCTTTAATCCCACTTTTTAAAAATTCATTACAAACATCAATAGCATGTTTTTTATTTACACAGAAAACGGCACATGAATCGCCATTACAATACTTTAGATACACCTCAACCGCTAATTCGTTATTATAGTCTATGTTTACAGCTTGGGCTAATTCTGCCAAAGAAAAGTCCCCAGAGTGTGAAGATATTTTACTGATGTCTACAGTTGTTTGAACCTGCAAGGCTACTGGGTGGCACAAATATGCTGGATTTTGAGTTAATGCCCAATGGATACTTCGTTCAAACACTATTTCATCGAACAACGCCCCTAACTCCTGCTCATCGCTTCTCGCAGGGGTAGCGGTGTATCCTAGCAGTAAAGGACTTTTAAGTATTGTGCCATAATCGTCAAACTTGCTTTTTTCTTTATCTTTTACTATAAAGTCAACACCAAAGTATTTTAAAACCTTTAAATAAGTGATAGACATTACATGATGAGCCTCATCGACAATTATAACATCGAAGTGAGTTCTATCAAACTTAAACAGCGTATTATCTCTTGACATTGTTTGTATGCCTGATACGGTTATTCGCTTATCAAAGTTTTTTTCGTTGCCATCCAAAATACCTATTTCTGTTGACATGCGTCCAATAAACATATTGTATTTTTCGACTGTTTGTTGCAGAAGCTTAGATTGATGGGCTAATACTAAAACTTTTTTTGCTTTAGGTAATGATTCTATAAAAGCACACATACAAATCGTTTTACCTAAGCCTGTAGCCATTACTACAAGCTGTTTTTTGCTCTTAGAGTTGTGGATGGCTTGTATGCTTTCTTTTTGATAGGGTCTTAAAATTATATCCATTTACCTCTTACTCCGTAAAATTCTAAATTTATTAAGTAAATATTTTGAATATCCGACATTTTTCTTTAGTATCTTGTCGTAGAAACAAAACTCTCTCATTCCAATTAAATGATCTCTCAAACATTTTAATCTTGCGTAATCGCTAACTATAAATGAAACCAGCGACTCATTCCCTTTTTTGCAATTACAATTAACGCATGCACAAATATAGTTTCCAATAAAGTTTTCTCCGCCCTTGCTTGCAGGTATTATGTGGTCTATAGTGATATTTTCTTTGCATAACTTTAAGCCACAATAAGCACAGCCGACTCCGTTGTCTAAAATGTATTCCTTTATTCCTACCATTTCCAGCCTCACTTAATCCAACACATTAAACTCAAAATCATCATCATCTTTGCCGTCTGCTTCGTCCAGCCAGCTAGAGGTAGATTTCTTTTTTATCTTTTCCTTCTTAACTACGACATCATCGTCTAATTTGTCTCGAAACATTGAATACTGACCGTAGAACTTGGTTTGAGATATGCAGGTGTCGCCTCTCCTGTTTTTGCAAAGAATCAGTTCTGCATCGTTCTTAATGTCGGGTAAGGATGGATCGTAGTAATAATGCCTGTATAAACCAATCGCCACGTCAAATATAGCCTCCGAAGCTCCAGAATTAGCAATATCAGATAACATAGGTCGTTTATTGTTTCTATCTTCACATTTTCGATTAAGCTGGCACGCTGCGAAGATAGGGGCTTTTAAAGACTTATTGAAACCAAGCAGAGAGTTATATATTTCTGTAGACTTCTCATAAATTCCCTTGCTCTGCTTGTAATCGCCCTTTGCTTTATCGGGTTGGATTAAACTCATGTGATCCACGAATAAAACATCTATCCCTTTTTCTCCAAAAAAATCTTCAATGATCTTATCTTTTATATTACCGAGAGACAAATCATTTTCATCGCAAACATAAAAAGGAAGTTTATCAACTACCCTATTAAATTCGTTTACTTTGTTGAGTCCAGCTTCTTTATCTCTTTTAAATTCTTCTTTAATGTCGTATTCAGATGTTTGTAAATAATTATATTGATACTTTTGAATTATAGCCCATCCTTTCATCTCTAAGGAAGCAAAGCCTACTCTGTAACCAGCCTTAACCATATTAGAGGCAAGGCTTATCATATACGATGTTTTCCCAACGTTAGGACGTGAAAGTATTCCAACGATTTCATTGCTCTCAACTCCACCTGCGAGCCGTTCATCGAGGTCTTTAAACCCTAAAGGTATCTTAGGGTACTTGTCTGGGTTAATATATCTATCTAAAACTTCATCTCGATAAATTTGCCCCATCTGGACGAAACTTCTTTTAGGATCGTTGACCAACTGTATGCCATCTAAAAAGCTCAACATGGGTTTATGTTTAACATAGTAGTCGTTGAAATCTTTACAGCACTCACAGTCAAACGGCAGGTTGTAGAATCGTTTATTTACATTCTGCTTCATGTAATCTAAAGCTTCTTTACCCTTGATTGATTTTTTAGTAGGATCTTCATTTTCGTCTTTATCTAAGCAGAAAATAACCTTCTGATACTTCTCAAATGCAAGCTGGTCTATTACTCTCGTAATACAGCCAGAACCATTATTTGCAGTATAAAGCTGGTAATCTTTCTCTAGGTTATTTTCTTTGAGAAATTGGTACATTAGATAACAATCAATAAACCCTTCCATGACGATTGCATTTACAGCAGAAGTTGGATTGTTAACTTTGCACAGTCTATCTAAGTTAGGAGTAGTCTTGAATACCTTAGAGCCATTATTATACGGCAGAAAATCAGTTTTTCTGAACTCTGCTCCTACTAATTTATAATTAAGGTCATAGTTAGGCAGTATCCAGTTTTTAGAAGTTTTTTTCTGCTCATCTCCATCTAAAACTGTCGCAATGCCATGACCAATATTAAGGTCGATCAATGTACTTGGCTTTATACCTCTTTTTGTATAAATTAAATTCATTAAGTCATTACTACTGTTTAGCTCTTCTTTTGCTATTCCTAAATTGTCTTCAGTTAATTTTATCTGCTTTTTCGCCCGAACTTTCGGCTGCGATTCTATATATTTACGCTTTTTTAATATATCCGCATAAACTTTTTTATGCTGATTTTGACTACCAAAACAGGTTAAAACCTTTTCTAGCGTATTATATTTTAGATTATCTCTACCAGAATCCAAACACTCAGGACACTGCCAGCAATATTCACTTCCTTCGATCTTCGTAGGCTCTCCAAGTAAATATATCAGCTCATCTAATTCGACTTTATCAGCCATTAAAACACCTTTACCAGCTATAAAACTACATTATTTAGCGTTTGTAGGACTTATTATTCCTATAAAATTATCTGATTCCGATTTAACAAGAGCCTGTCTTGTTAAAAAATCTGTAGATATATATTGTAACTCAATAACAGTACCAGATAGTGATTTTAATAATGCTAGAATATTTTTTTCACTGTATCCAAGACTAAAAGACTCACCGCTGTTCTCTATTGGAATTTCCTCTACAGAAGTGCCATTTTGAGATTGAGCTTTAATTAATAGTGTATTTTTGGAAAAGTGAAACTGAGTTATTACGGATAAACCAAGGTTTTTAATTACTGATACACGCTCTACAGCGGTTATCAGTTTTTGTCTGTCCAACTGTACGATTACATCGTACCCTTTAAGAAAAAGTTGCTGATGGTTGGGATAGACTCCGTCCATAACATTAGATATAAACTGAAACCGCTTTTGGCTAAATGCTACTTGGCTATCAGTGACAGAAATTGAAATATTTTCTTGGTCTTGTGGAATAATTTTGATTAAGTCCAAGACTGCGTTAAAAGGGAGAACCCATCGACATTTTTCGCCATCTGCTTTTTCTGCTAATTGTATTTTTGAGGTGGAAGCTCTAGCTAAATTGACGGAAGCAGCAGTTAAGCTATTGTCGGCTATTTCTATCAATACGCCTTCTGACACATTATTAGCCCCTATGTTAGTAGAAGAGGAACCTACCTTTAAGGTATTAACGAGTTTTGTAGTATTAACTAGAAAAGATGTTGGAGTTTTAATTTTCGGAAGAACTGGAAATTGGTTTACATTAAAGCAAGATAAATTAAATTCTGCTTTTCCAGATTTTATTTGTAGGTTATTCCCCTCTATTTTAAAGAATATAAAGCCATTATCGAGTCTTGAAACAATATCTATGAACTGCTTGGAAGGTATAGCTATCCCTACATCTCCATCGGCTTCAACTTCCAACACTAATTTTATAGTTCTATCCATGCTCGTGCAAATAAGTTTTAATAATCCATCTTTAATTTGAAACAAAATACTGTTTTGTACAGGACTCAAGATTTGTTTTGGTAACGCTTTTGCAACTATAGCTAAATGTTCAACAAGGATACTTTTTTCTATTGTTAATTGCATGCAAACCCTCCATTTCCTTTATTTTTTAATATTTCTGATAATTCTTATT